CCATCTCCAGTTATTGTTGTTGAATATTCAAAGTTTCCATATTCGCCATCTGTATTTCCAGATGAAATAGCAAATGATGGAGAGCCACCAAAGTTAGCTTTGTATGTTCCTGTGTATGAACCTGAAGGATAGCATACAGCAAAAAAATAAAATCCTAATGGAGTTGAAGCTGGATCAGTAATAGATATTCCTGTACTGTTTTCTAGTGTGCCATTTTTTGAAAAATATAATTTATTATTATCTAAATCCAAATAAATACCTACTATATCTCCTGTCGTATATGTATTTTGAGCAGTTATTGTATCTCCGTCATTATTATTATAAACTTTTCCATCTGGGCCATACCAACCATAATCATGTGCATTTTGTCCTAATTGTATATTACTTGCTGTACTTTGAGTTGATGTAATGCCGATTTGACCAGCACCTCCACCACCACTTTTTGCATCCCACTCTATTTCGCAATACCATTTACCTGAAGATACTCCAATGGTAGCTGGTAAATAACCATATTCTGAACTACCTGTAGTAGTTTGGCAATTTCCTTCAGCATAAGAACCAGCATAATAATAATCAGCTAAAGGATTCCAAGTTGCGAATGAGTTAGTCGGTGTATCTGTAGCTTGATCTGCTGCGGCTAGATTAGTTTCTGTAAAATCATGTCCATTACCACTCTCATCATCTCCTAAATCTCCACTATCTTCAAAATCTAAATAAAAACCATTTGTACCAAATGTTAATCCTGATACATCTTTCGGTTTCCAAATTGTCGGACTAT